GCAACGTTGAACAAGAGTGGATCGCTTTCATAAGGTTCACACTGCAGTCCTACATTACGCGCCTCGAAGATGCACTCACGTCGATTGTACCGCGTGGCCAGCGCGTGAAGTTCAACGTTGAAGCACTACTCAGATCCGATACGACCACGCGCTACGCAGCTCACAAAGCAGCGATTGAAATGGGCCTCTACTCCGCAAAGTATGCCCGCGAAATCGAAGGAATCCCCGCCTCCGCCGCCCCAGAAAGTACCGCTAATGAATCTTGAAACGATGCAGACCCGCTCCCTAGAGTGCCGCGCGAAAATCGACGGCCTCACAATCGAGGGAATCGGAGTCCCATTTAACCGCGAGATCGCGTTCGGAAACTGGTATGAGCAGTTCGCTCCCGGAAGCATCGACGATGCAGGAGCAATCCTCCGGTATGGACACTCAGAGCCAATCGGAGTGATCACGCACTCTGAGGACACCGCCGATGGACGCAAGATCACCGCGCGGATCTCCGATACCCAGCGAGGCCGCGATATCGCGCAACTGATCCGCGACGGAGCCCTCACAAAACTATCGATCGGATTTGAGCCGATCGAGTACGAAACTCGAGACGACGGAGACGGCACGCACATCACGTACACGAACGTGCGCGCGCGCGAGTTCTCTGTCGTCGAGTTTCCCGCGTACAGCGACGCAACAATTTCCGAAATCCGCACCCAACCCGACACGACTCAGCCCGAAAGGCCTCTAATGAACCTCGAAGAAATCCGCTCACAGATCAGCGACGCGATCGCGCCGCTCACAACCGCAATCGACGATTGTGAGCGCGAAATCCGCTCTATGCGCACCGCCTCCGCCTCCGCCGAAAAGCCGTTCGAGTACCGCTCGTTTGGTGCTTATGCGAAGGCCCTCGCCGCTCGCGAAGAAATGGCAGTTCGAGCCTACGAAGGCGCTACCCTCGCACAAGCCGTCGCTCGCCCCGCATGGCTCGGATCTCTCGAGAAGCGCATGCAGGCTAAGCAGGTTGTCACGAACCTGTTTACGCACACTCTTGATCTTCCCAGCGAGGGCATGACTGTCGAGTACGCAGTCAAGAAGGGAGCCAGCACGATCAGCGTGGACTCTGACCATAAGGAAGGAGAGGCACTCCCGACTGGTAAGCCCGCGCCCTACGAAATCAAGACCGCCACTGTCATGACCTACGCCGGAGGCGCTGAGATCAGTTTCGAGGCCGTCGAACGCGCATCGATCTCGCTCCTCGACGATATCCTCTATGATCAGGCATTCACCTACGCTACCGCGATTGAGAACAAGACACGCGAGCTGTTTAACACGGCTGTGACCACCGCTGAAAACACTCCGCTCAAGACGATCGCGAACCTCAACTCTGCAACCGTTAACGACTGGACGGATTTCGTTCTCGCCCTGATCGACGCGTACGACGCCACGCCCTACGTACTCGACGGCCTCGCAGTCTCCCCTCAGGTTTTCCAAGCGCTCGCAGCTCTCGATCGCTCCCCGAAGGCACTGCAGTTCTCGAGCGCTCCCGTTGATCACCAAGGCACGATCACGCTCCCGACCGGTCGAGGCGATTTCGCTACGATCACCGTGCAGCGCGTCCCGAACTGGACCGGAAAGCACGCAGTCGGATTCTCGAGCGAAGCGATCCGCGTGCAGGAAGCGCCCGGCGCTCCCTACCGTCTGCAGGACTCGCAGATTTTCTCCCTCACAAAGCAGCTCGCAGTGTACGGCTACGCCGCTCACTACACGCCGCGTCCCGAACTGATTAAGGCAGTGAAGTTCAATGCCTGAAATGACTAGTGCCGTCGCGGCATACGTGCACGGAGCCGCTGCGGATACAGCGTTTATCGAAGAATGCACCGAATCCGCGACGGCCCTAGTCGATCGATTCATAGGCAGCAGCCCTGTTCCCCCCGCTGTTCGCCGCTCAGCAATCCTCGAGGTAGCCGCGAACCTCTTTAACCGTCGCTCCTCCTCCCGTGATTCCTCAACCGCTCTCGACGCAGACTCGACAGCACAGTTTTTCCGCCCCGCTCTCGATCCTCTCACTCCCGCCTATCCGCTCCTACGTCCGTACATGAAAGCGTTTTTCGTATGAGTTTCTACGACCTCGAGGACATCATCGAATCAGCAACGATCCCCGGGCTCACGGTGATCACCGCGCCTGATCTCCTACGTCCGCATCTCGCAGCCGGTGGAACCTGTTTGTGGATCGGAGCGCCGGAGTCAATCGAGTTCGAGGGCTACGGACAAGGAACATGCTCATGGAAAGCAGCGCTCGTGCATCCGGATTTCCGCGATCACCTCGCCGCGCTCCCTGATCTACTCGAATACGCGAGCCAGCTCGAGCCGCGCCTCTCAGTAACTGCAATCCGCCCCGACACAATCGACCTCGCCGGGACACTCTACCCGGCTCTCGAGATCAGTTTCGAGACAACATTTAGAAAGTGAGTCCCTCTCATGGCACCGCAGACAACCAAGTTCCCTAAGCTCGGCCCCGGAGTCCTCAAGTTCGGAGAAACCGCATCCGCACGCGAGTTCTCAACGCGCCTCTCCTCGGTCAAGTACTCGCCGACAATTAAGGACGAGGACCCCGTTCCTCTCCTCGACGGCAGCGAGTTTGTGCCCTCCGGTGAAATCAGCGGAGAACTCTCAGGCACGTTCTATCAGGACTTTGACAAGAACGGTATCGTGGCATGGACCTACGCTCACGCAGACGAGATCATGCCCTACACGTTCATCCCGAACAACGCCGAGCAGATGACCCTCAAAGGCAAGGTAAAGATCAAGCCCGTCGCGATCGGAGGTGAAGTCAAGAAGGAAAACACCACTGACTTCACGTTCGCAACCGTCGGAGGCCTCCCCGAAATCTCATACGGCAACCTCCCCGCCTAGATATGGGAACTGGACGCGGCAAAAGCCCCCTCGTCGAGGTGACGAACGCCCGCGAATACCGCCGCCGCATGAAAGCCGCAGGTGACAGCCTCGAGGACCTCAAGCAACTGCATAAAGACATTGCAACGCTCGTCGTCGCCGAAGCTCAACACCTCGTACCCCGCAAAAACGAAACACTCGCCGGAACAATCCGCGCTGCAGGATCTAAGACCGCTGCGACGGTAAAGGCTGGCAGTAAACGAGTTCCATACGCGGGAATGATCCAATGGGGACGCAAAATCTGGCCCTCCACGCGAGGCCCGAAGCCAGCGAGCGGACGGAAAAAGCATCCCTCAGTCTATCTTCCCTCTCTCTTCCTTACAGAGGCAGCATCAGCATCTGAACCGGAGTGGGTAGGTATGTACATCACTCAACTAGAAAACGCACTAGCCGAAGCAACCGGAGAAAAATAATGATGAAGCGCCTGTTTATCGATTACGAGCTCACAGACGGAACCGTAGGAACCGCACGCGTTTACGCAGCCGACAAGGTCCTCGCAGAAAAGACATGCCGCATGAATAGCTGGCCCGTCGAGGACGGACCGCGCCTCATGACGATCATGCTCTACTCAGCCCTCAAGCGCACGAACGCGATTACCGACGATTACGAGACGTTTGTTGACGCGACTCTCATCGATTACCACGCCCGCAGCGAGGACATGGACGAGGAAAACCCTACCCGGTCGGAGTAGCCACCGCCGCAGTGGTCGCTCTAGCCATGCGCACGGGAATCCCCGCGTCTGTTTGGCTTAGCGAGCCTCCGGAAATCTTAGAGACAGCTCTCCTCATTATCAGTAACGAAAGCGAGTAAACACCATGGCTGGCGGTAAAAGCGCGATTCTCTCCGTAAAAATCCTCGGTGACGCGTCGAGTGCCGTTAAAGCCATGCACGAAACTGAGGACGCAGGAGGAGGGCTGTTCTCGAAGATCACCGGAGGCCTCCCCTCAGCGGCAATGATCGGAACCGCGATCGCAGGTGCCGCAGTCGTCGCCACTAAAGCCCTATGGGATATCGGCACGACATTTGATGAAGTCGAGGACACGATACGCGTAGGGACCGGAGCAACCGGAGATGCCCTCAAAGGACTTGTAGACGACGCTCACGCAGTCGCGACAAGCATCCCCACCTCTTTCACGGATGCCGGTAAAACTGTAGCCGACCTGAACACACGCCTCGGTCTTTCCGGAGATCAACTGCAAACCGTCGCGAAGCAGTATCTAGAGGCAGGTCGCATCCTCGGTGAAGATGTCGATATCAACAGCACGACAGCTGCATTTCACGCATTCAACCTCACGAATGATGAAGTCTCCGGAGCGATGGATAACCTGTTTAGGGTATCGCAGGCAACCGGAGTGGGGATCAACGATTTAGCCGGAAAGATTACTGCAGGTGCCGAGACGCTTTCCGATCTTGGATTTAGTTTCGAGGAAAGCGCAGCCCTCGTCGGATCGCTGGATAAAGCCGGTGTAGACTCCGCCGCGACGCTCGGAGTCATGAAAAAGGGCATGCTCGCTGTAGCCAAACCGGGTGAAGACATGCAAGCCGCGTTCTTCCGAGTCACGCGCGAAATCGAGGAGTTTACGCAGCGCGGAGACACTGCAGGTGCGCTCGACCTCGCCGGAAAAGTGTTCGGCACGAAGGGAGCTGCTCAGATGGTGCAAGCCATTAAGAGCGGCTCGATCAATCTTGATGATCTCATGGGCCATATCGGAGCGACCGGCGACTCTATCCTCGAGGTCGGAGCCGAGACGATGGATGCCGCCGAGAAATGGGAGATCCTCAAGAATCGCGGGATGGAGGCTCTGCGTCCTCTCGCCGAAGGCCTGTTTAGTTTCGCTGGAGATGCTCTCGGTAAGGTCATGGACTTTATCGACGGAATCGATTTCACCCCTGTTACAAACGCGTTTGCAACGATTGGACCGTGGGTTAGCGGAGTAGCCGCGCAGCTATTCTCACTCGGACAAGCCATTATTAATATGGCAACCTCTGCATGGCAGTTCGTTCAACCAATTATTGCCGCGTTCATGCCCGCTGTATCCGCAGTGGTCGAAACGGTTAAGACGTATCTCGGTGATCTCATTAATGTCGTTCACAGCGTTGTGGATTTCGTTTCCGCACTGTTTAGCGGAGACTGGTCCGCCGCTTGGGATGCCGCGAAAAACATCGTCTCAAACGTCGTTAACCTTGTAGGCAACCTTGTGGGCAACATGTGGAACGTCATTACGAACATCTTTAGCGGAATCAAAAATACGCTAGGTAATCTCTGGTCCTCAGCGTGGGAATCTGTGAAAAACGCAGCCTCTAACGGAGCCTCTGCCCTGTGGAACGTCATCAGCGGCATTCCCGGCCAAATCCTCTCAGCTCTCGGAAACGTCGGCTCGCTCCTCTATTCCGCAGGACGCGACGTGATCCAAGGCCTGATTAACGGCATTAAGAACATGGCCTCGGCACTATGGGAAGGAATTAAGAATACCGTCTCGGGAGCCGTTGACGGAATTAAAAACTTTCTGGGAATTAACTCCCCGTCGCGCGTATTTAAGGAAATCGGCGTTTTCACCGGTCAAGGCCTCGTGCTCGGCCTTGAATCACAGTCAGATAAGGTACATGACGCGTTCACGAACCTTGTAGAAGTCCCTCCCACTCCCACATTCAACGTGCCCATTTCATCGTTTAACGGCAACTCTGCTTACCGTGAATATGGACGAAGCCCCGTGACTGTCAACATCACCGTGAACGGAGCTCTCGACGCGGATGCCACTGCTCGAGAGATTCAGCGCGTGCTACAGCGCTCCGACTGGCGTAATCATGGAGTGACGCTGTGACTACCGCGACATGTATCCTGTCTGTTTCCTCCCGCCGCGTGCCCGCACTCGATCGCCTCACGATCACATGGGGACGAGACAATGCGGCAACTCAGCCCACGGCCGCGACGTGCACAGCGCGGTTTTTCGCCGATGACGCGGCCTCAGCTATGCAGACATACACGATCGGGAGGCCGGTAACTGTCTCCTCGGATATCACGACGTACACCACCGGCACGCCGATTGAACTGCCTCTCGCAGCCGCGACAGCATTTGAGGGATCTCTCGAATCAGGTGCGATCCACGCGGACCCCGACTCCCCGCGCAATCTCGCGACAATCGTGTGTCCTCCTGCCGCGCACTCGGATAATCCCGCCGCGTGGGATGAAATGCCCACAGCCGTCCCGGGCACGCAGTGGACTCTCACCGCGGAAATTACTTTACCCGCACAAGGCGTAATGTCAGTATTCCCGGTATATTTCCACGGACCCGCAGCGCAGCCAACCTACGGCCCGCGCGTCGCTCGCACAGATACGAGCGGATCGCTCTCGGCATCATGGATTATCCCCG